TTCTTTCATTAAAATTTCCATCTTTCCCCTCCTTTCTGGGCTGGTATTTTTTAAGTCCCCCAGCCCAGCAGGGACTGGAAAATTTAACTTTCTATTAACTTTTTTATTCTTTCAATTACTTCTGCTCAACTTTTTTTGTATTTTCTGATATTCATCTTTTATTACTTCAAGAATTTCTTTTCTTTGTTTTTAATAAATCACTTATCTTTAATTGTATTCCCCAAAATTTTTCAGAAATTGCCAAATACTCATTGTAGAAACCCTCAGGAACTTCAAAAATTTCTTCTGCTGAAATGTCTTCATTATCAACTTTTTCCATTATGTAAATCGGGTTGTCTCCAGCAAATACTTCGAAAAAAATATCAACTACTTCTATTTTAACTTTCATTTTCTTTACCTCCTTTCTTTTCATATTTTTCTATTTTTTTATTAATTTCTTTTCTTAAATGCCACAAAAGAAAGTATGGGATAATTATTTTATCAAGAGTTGGAGTTTTTCTGTTAAGGTCATTCCACCAAGAAATGATATTTCTTTTGATTGCTTGTAAACTTCTATTAATTTCCTTTTCGCTCATTTTTTCAATTTCTAAAATCTCGTCAAGAACTCCATCATAACCGTATCTCCTACAAAGCTCTTTTAAATCACTCCACTTTTCTATATATCTCATTTTCCCCTCCTTTTTGTTTTTTTTTGTTCTGTATATATTATACCTTATTTTTATATTTTTGTCAAGTTTTAGACATACTTGTCTATTTAGAATATACCAGAAGTCCTGAAAAAATACATTCTATCTTGTTTTTAAAATACAAGTTGTAGTTTTTATTTTAAAAAAATACTATATGTAGTAGTTTGATTGAGAAAAAGTAGAGTTGACAGTTGACTGAAAGTTATGCCTCTCGCATTTTATGTTAACTTTTCTGTGAAATCCCTTGTCTATCAAGCATTTTAAATTCCTGCTTTATGTTAACTTTTTACCATCCAGAAGAGCACCAGACCAACTATTTTCAATAGTTTTATTTGATTTTTGAGAGTAAATTCTGAAAACCCTTGATATTCCTTGCTTCTAGATTATAATGTCGGATAATAAAAATTATGTTAACTTTTTAGATAACTTTAACTTCTTGACTATTAATAACTTAAATCTTCCAGAATACCCATACCCCTATGTTATCCATCCTTTAAAAGTAGTTGATGAGTAAAATTTCAAATTTAAAGACCAGAAAAAATTTTTGTTAATATTAAATCATTAACCCGATAAAAATCTTGTCTTATTTTTTGAGTTAGAGCCAAAAAACAACCAAATTTTAAACCGACCAGACCCATCCCCCCACCCCTGCCATCCCGCACACCCGCCTGTTGGTTATGACAAATAATAAAAATTTCAGGGTAAAAATGCCTTAAAAAAGGTGTTAAAAAGCCGAAATTAGAGTTAAATAAAAGATTAAATAGCAGGTTAAAATCAAGAGTTAAAATAAAAAAACTTAAAAATTTTTATGTTTTATATTTATTTTAATATCTCTTTAATATCAATTATTTCAGGTTCTTTAACTCTTTCTTTCCAGACAACAATCCATCTATCAATAAAATCAGGGAAGGGATATTTATTAAATTCTTCAATTGCTTTTTTAATATTTATTCCTGTATTTTTTCCACCGCTTTTAACCTGAATAAATAAACATTTTTGTTTACTTAATGCTATTAAATCTGCTCCAAACAAATCCCGTTTAACAAAAATAAGTTTTCCTTTTGTATAAATTCTCTGTATTTTTTCAAGGTATTCAACTACATAACCTTGTTTTTCAAGGAATTCTTTTGTTTTTTTCTTGTAATAATTCCCCTTATTCATACTAATATTTTTTCTCTGATGAATTTTAAAACATTTTTAACTTCGGAAAGCAGGTTTTCTATCTCTTCATTAAAAGTTGGTGGATTTTGTAAAATAATTGAGTTTTTAATAACTTTATCTTTGATGTCTTTATTTTTCTTTTTAACATTTAGATAAATTCTTATTGAATTTTGAGTTAACTTTTTAAGGTATTTTTTCCAATAGGTATTATGGTTCATAAACTCAATTTTTTCTTTACTGCTTATTAATTTCCCGAGGTCGTGAAGAAAAACACTTTCCATCTCTGAAATTTCATCGTATTGGAGATTAAATTTCTTTTGATATTTTTTTGACAATATGCGGAATTGTTTATAGGCGTAGTTTATTATATCGTTTAGTCCGAGTTTTTGTGAAGTTGAGTTCATAAAATCTCCTTAATTTTAGAATATATTATATCTTTTTGTTAAGATTTTGTCAAGAGTATCTATTTTTTGACATTATATATTTTAAAATGGGGAGAAGACCAAAACCAATTTTAGAGGATGTAAAGTTAGAGGATTTAAATTTAAAGGAATTAAGGGAGATTATAAGAAATCCACAGAAGTGGGAAAGAGTATTGAAAGAAACTGCCAGTGTTATTATGACAAAGATTTTGCTTAAATTACAGCAGGATGATTTAAAAGAATATTCCCCGAAAACAATTGCTATGCTTTTACCTCTTTTAGTTGATATTGTTTATTCCTTTAAAGCACCAAAATTATCTTTTTCTGGAAAAAATATTGAGGAGAAAAAACAGAAACTGAAAGAATTACTTGAAAACATAAAACAGGAATATCCAGAGTTAGTAGAAGATGTTAAAGAAGCACTTGGAATAAAAGATGGAAAAAATACCAATTGAAATAGAGAAAAGAAGGAAGGAAAGAGCATTAAGTAAGGGTAGAGTTCAGTTAGAAAAACTGATTGAAATTATTGGAGAAATTAAGAGTGAATTAGAGGAGAACCCTTTTTTAGCATTTAAGCCCAATAAAGGATTTCAAGAAGAGTTTTTAAATTGTTCTAAAAGGTTTAGAGTAATTTTTGCTGGAAATAGGTCAGGTAAAAGTGTTTTATCTGCGTATGAAGTTTGTCGGTTTGCTCTTGGTATTCACCCTGTTAAAAATGTTAAAGTCCCGAATATTGGTTGGGTTGTATGTCCTGATAGTAGAGTTACGGCTAATGTTATGCTCCCTTATTTAAGGAAATTTTTAGGAAGTAATATTAAAAAGTTTTTCAAGAGAGAACAAATAATAGTTTTGAATAATGGAAGTGAAATTTATTGTAAGTCGTGTGATAGTCCTGTTGAGAAGTTTACAGGAGCGAGTATAAGGTATTGTGCTATTGATGAAGATTGTCCAGAAGAGATTTTTAGAGAAATTTTTATGAGGACAATAGACCAGAAAGGAGATTTATGGATAACTATTACACCGCTTTACTCAACTTGGATGTATGAGAAGATTTATTTAAGACAATTTGTTGACCCTGAACTTGAAGTTTTTGAAGGAAGCACTTTTGAAAACTTAACACATCTTCCAGAAGGAGAACTTGAAAGGTTAAAAACTATTTATTCAGAAGAAGAATTACAGGCAAGGTTATATGGTAAGTTTTTATTTTTAGCAGGTTTAATATATCAAGAGTTTGATAAGAGAAAACATTTAATTCATCCATTCCATATTCCAGATAATTGGATAAAATTCAGGTTTATAGATCACGGAATAAATGACCCTACTGTTTGCTTATGGCTGGCTGTTGACCCGAATAACAATTATTACTTTTACAGAGAGTATTATGAGAGAGGATTAATTATTCACGAAAATGTAAAAAACATAATTGCTTTAACAGGGAAAGAAAAGATTTATAAAACTTACATTGATCCAACTGTTGATAAAACTAATCCACAGACAAATATTTCTGATTTTAGAGCATATATTGAAGCAGGAATAAATAATTTATGTAAAGCACCATTAACAGAAATAGGAACAAAGATAAATAAAGTTAAAACATTTTTTAAAGCAGGAAGGATTTTTATTTTTAATAATTTACTTAACACAATAAGAGAATTATCTACTTGGAGTTATAAGAAAAACGGACTTCCTGAACGAGGAAATGACCATACACTTGATTGTATAGGATGGGCTTGTTTACTTGATTTTAAATACTCTGTTTTAAAAGTAGGATTACCAAGATTTTTACCAAGAGGGAACAAAGAGTTTTAAGCAAGAAAAATAATATATTTTATAAAGGAGGGAAGTAATGGAAGATAATTGGAAAGTAGAAGATTTAACTGAAATAGAATTCTCTGCTTATGGTGGGATAGTTGTTTCTTACGCTGTTTCTCCACAAGGAAGAGAGTATATAAAGTTGAATAAGTTTAGATATATCGGAAAAAAGAAAGTTATGAATTTTAAAGAAGCAATTTATATCCCTATTTCTAAATTTGAAGAGTTTAAAGCAGTTGTTAATCAAATCCAAAAAGGAGAATAATGGAAATTGTTAATTATGCTGATAGAGAGGATTATGTTAAAAAAGTTAGGTATTTGATTGATGTTTATCAGGATGTAAAAAATGAGAGAAAATGGCTGGAGGATGAGTGGGATAGATGGGATAATATTTGGAGATTAAAAACTCAAAAATATCAAAAATACAATCCTTTAATTTCAGAAGTTATTGTCCCTATTATTAGAAAGAAAACAGAAGATGTAATAAATGAAATAACAAGTAAGTTATTCCCTTATGGTGATAATTTTATGATACTTCCTATGCCTGGAACTCCTGAAGGATATGCTGACGCTGTTAAAAAGTTGCTTCAATATCAGTTTTTTGAAGAGATGAAAATTCCTGTTTATTTTAAGTCCCTTTTGAGAGAAATGTTAATCAAAGGAACTGCAGTAGCAAAACTATATTGGGAAAAAGATAGTATTAAGTTTAAAATTCTTGACCTTAAAAATGATTTCTATGTTTATCCTGAAACTGCTGATGATATTGAAGACGCTTTAATAACTTTTGAAAGAATTATCGTAGATAGAGACGAGTTAGAGAGGATGGCGGAAATTGGGAAATATACAAATGTTGAAAAAATTAAACCTCTTGGAAGTGCTGATGTGAAAGAAAGATTAACCGAAGAAAAGTATGTTAAACAATATCAGGAATTACCTTATTATGAAATTATTGAGTGTTATACAAAAGTTAGATTTAATGAAGATGATAGGTTAATGCCTTATATTATTTCTTTTGAACCTTCAAGTAAAACTATTATACAGATAACTCCATCTCCTTATTTTGTAAATACTGATGACGGAGATTTTGAAGATTTTAAACCATATTTAGCAATTCAATTCCATAAAATACCAAACTCTTTTTATGGTGCTTCTCATTATTCACAAGTTCAATATCTACAATTTATGCTTAATGACTTGATAAATATAATGCTTGATAATGCTATTTTAGTTCAAAACCCAATTGCAAAAGTTGACCCTGCAAAAGTTCAAAGTATTGATAGTTTAATTTATGCCCCCGGTGCTATATGGCAGTGTGAACCTGATGGAGTAATTTTTGATAGACCACCAAGTATTTTAAATGAAGGACTTTTAACTTTTCAGTATTTAAAGAATTTAACAGATGAGTATTCAAATTTAGGGCTTATTACACCTCTTCCTACTAAAAGACAGACAGCAACAGAAATTATTGCTTATACTCAAACTATGTCAACTTTTATTCAGACAATAGTTAATGATATTGAGGTTCAATTTTTAACTCCTTTAATGAAGAAAACTTTTTTAATGGATAAACTTTATATCTCAAAAATTAAATTAAAAAAGATATTAGGAGAACTTGCTTTTAAATTAAATATTAAAGAAGAAGAAACAAGGATTTTAGAAAAAGAATATTCTTTCAGGTGGATAGGAACAATACAATCTATGAATATTTATGTTAAAAACCAGCAGTTAATGTTATTTATGCAAATTCTTTCTCAAATTCCACAGGAAATTTTAGGTGGACAAATAAATTGGCAATACATAATTAAAGAAATCTGGAAATCTCTCGGAAATACTGATGTTGATAATATAATTAAAACTCCTCAAAATCAGCAAGTAAAAGACCCGTTTGAAGAAAATGAACTTATGGCTTTAGGGAAAGAAGTTGAGGTTAGTATTCTTGATGATGATGTATCTCATATATTCTTACACGATGAGAGAAGTAAACAATATCAGGAAGATGAAACTATTTTTGGAATTTTTACCAGACATATACAACAACATTTTAATAATTTAAGACAAAAAATGACTTTACAACAGCAATTACAACAGGGAGGTGAAAGTGGAACAAGAAGTGAAAGAAAATGAAATCCTTATCACAGACATATGGCTTGCTACTCTTTTAAAGTGTAAAGGATTTGAAATTTTAAGACATATAAAAACAAAAAAGAGGTTTGTATTTTTCTACTTTAAAAAAGACCCTGAAATAGATGAAGTTATTAAAGATTGGATAAATGGAGAGATTGTAGTTAATGCTAAAGAATTTGTTCAGGAATATAAAATCTTAAAAACTCTTACTTTTTAACAATTATATATTTTTAAAAGGGGAGAAAAATGAATTGGGAAGAAAAAATTAGTAAGTTGGTTAATAATCCCTGGAAAGAAGTTGAAGAGTATATAAAACAAAAAATAGAAGAATGTAAAAATGCTTTAGTTAATTCTACTGATTTAGAAGAGATTATTAGATTACAAGAAAAAGTAAAAGTTTATCAGGAATTGGTTAATTTACCAGAAAAATTAAAAGTAATTTATGCCAGAAATAAAGAGGTTGAAGATAAAAAACTAAAAAATAAACCGAGTTTCGGCTCGTAAAAACCGAAAAAGGAGGAAGTATGGAAGACAAAATTATTCAGGGCGAAGAATTAGAAAATGCCACTATGACGCCCGATAGTGGCGAAGTAAATGAAGGTGGCGAAGTTGTTAATGAAGTTCCCTCTACGCCACCAGAGGGAGAAAAGGTTTCTTCAAGGGCTGAAGAAAGAATAAGAGAACTAACCGAACGGCTGAAAGTGTATGAAGAAACTATTAAAGCACTTCAGGAACAGATACGGCAGCCACAGGTTAATCAAGCAACACCAGAGGAAGAAGAATATTATGACCCTGCGGTTAAAAAATTAAAACAAGAGTTAAATCTTCTTAAAATGGCTCTGGCTCATATGTATGATGAAAACGATAAAATGAGAGTTAATCAAAAGTATTCAGATTACTCTAAATATGAGCCACAGATTGAAGCAGAACTTATGAATTTCAGAAAACAGGGTCAAAATTTATCCCGAGAACAGATATACCTTATGCTTAAAGCAAGAGAAGTTATGACAAAACCTGTGGAAACTACAAAACCTAAAACAACTACTGAAAAACCTAAACCTGTTCCTGAAAGTAAGTCCGTTCGGAAAGTTCCTCCTAAACCGCAGACCCTTGAAGAACAACTTGAACAACTTAAAGATGTTAAGTTTTAAGGAGGGAGTAAAATGCCAGAAGTAATTGTTAAAAGTTCTGACCTTTCTTTTGATATAAGAGAATATCTTGAGAAAGATTTATTAAAAATAGCACAGAGGTATTTAAGGTTTGAAAATTTTGCTAATAAACTTGGTTTTGAACAGGGCTCTGGTAAAATATGGAAAGCAGTAAGGTATGAAAGAATTGCTCTCCCGTTAACATCCCTTACAGAAGGAGAAACACCTACTGGAAGCACGATGTCAATCAGTCAGGTTACAGGAGTATGCGAGCAGTGGGGACAATATATTACTCTGACTGATGTTGCTGAATTAACTCTTTACCATCCTGTTTTAAAAATTGCACAGGAAATGTTGGCTATTGCTTACTCTGAAACAAGAGATAGAGAAATTCAGAGAGTTTTACAAGGAGTAAGGAATGTATTTTACCCATCTACACGCACAGCCAGAAGTCAGATAACTGCAAGTGATGTTATTTCAACAGGATTGATTAAGAAAGCAGTGGCGTTTTTAAGAAATAGAAGAGCAGAACCTATAGATGGAGAATATTTTGGTGGAATTGTTGACCCATCTGTTGAAATGGATATTATTGGAGATAGTACATTTGTTCCTGCGGCTCAATACTCAAATATTAAAGCGTTGTATGCAGGTGAAATAGGACAATGGATGGGTGTAAGATGGGTAAGAAGTAGTTTTGTTCAGAACTACACAGGAATTGCGGCTATTACTGCTACTGGATCAACTTCTGGTGGAAGTTTATCAGATGGAACTTACTCTGTTTCTGTTGTTGGAGTTAATGTTCTTACAGGATTTGAGGAGTTAATTTCTCAAGATAAGTCAGTAACTATTTCTACAAGTAGTGGAGCAGGAAAGATAACAGCAACTATGCCTTCTAATACAGGATATTTGTATGATGTTTATGTAGGAGCAAGTGCTTCTACAAAGAGGAAAGTTGCTTCTTTACAAGAGCCAGATGCAAATGTAGTTATTACTGCTTTAAATCCTGATGGAGACCTTGCTCCTGTTGCTCCTACAACAGATGTAACAGTTCATAATGTATTTATTATTGGTAAAGGAGCATACGGAATTACTGACCTTGCAAAAGTTGAAAGATATACTACACCAGCAGGAGCAAGTGATAGCGACCCACTTGCACAGAGGAGAAAAACAGGATGGAAAGCGTTCTTTAAGACAATACTTCTTAATCAGGACTTTATTACCAAAATTGAGTGTGCTTCTGCGTTTTAAGATGAGTTAAAGGGAGAGGGGGGTATTCCCTCTCTCCCTTAACAAGAAAGGAGGATAGATGGAAAAGATAATAATAAAAAAAGATGAGAAAGATAAGAAAGTTAAATATAAGTTGAAAAATGTTGTTGTAATAAATGGTGTTGAATATGTAGGAGAAGTTGAAGGAGACGAAAATTTTATTGCTACTTTAAAGTATATAGATGAAAAAATTGAGTGGGAAAAACAGCATATCAAGAGTGAAGAAGTTCATCCTGATAAGGAAATTGGTAGAATAAAGGGTTAAAAAAATGACTATTAAAGATAATATTTTAGTGGTTTTAAAAAAGGGTAATGCTGACGAAGATGAGGATATTTACCAAAATGTTCTTAATAGTACTATTGCTTGGATTAAAGACCAGAGTAAAAACTTTAAATATAATGAGTTGAAAAAAGTTGTTGAAATACCTGTTGCTTCTGGTAGTAAGTATGTTGATTTACCTGATGATTATAATAAGATTGAAAATGCAGTTTTAATAAAAGATAACTTACAATACTATTTAGGAGTTTACGATATTAAAGATATTGAAGGAAAACGAGAAATATATGGTATTCCTACTATGATTGCTGTTGATTATCCCCAGAGAAAACTTTGTTTTTATCCTTATCCTAATACAGATTATGTTTTGCGATTGAGATATTATTCTTTTTATTCAGATTTAACAGAAGATGATGAAGTATTTTTACCAGATAAGATTATTCAGCAGGTGGCTTATATTTACCTTTTACAATATGATAGGTTAGATAGCACAGTTGAGGAAATGAAATTGGATAAAATGCTTAATGAGTTCAGAAGAAATGATACTTTGGATTTAGATGGAAATGTGAGAATAAATTTAAGCAAAAATGTGTATAGAGTTAAAAAGTATAATTTTAGATTATAAAAATGGAATACTATCAAATTCCAGATTTTACCGATGGAGTTGATTTATTACATCATCCATTACGAGGTTCTTTATCTACCTGTCTTAAAACTAAAAATTTAGTTCCTTTGGCAAAAGGTATTTTAAAAAAAAGGGATGGGTATAAGTTATACCTTGAAGTTCCTAGAGATATGTTGATAGTTAATCCTGATTGGGGAGTTCCACCACCTGGTTATCATTGGGAAATTGAAAAAATTTTAACTTTTGGGTTTTATCCTGATTTAGATAATTTAATTCTTGTTATTTTAAAACTAAAAACAAGAACATATCCTTATGGAACTGATGTTCTTGCTGTTAAGTCAGATAAATTTGATTGGAAATACGATTGGGATATAGGATGTTATGGTAGAAGTATATTTCCGACAGAGAATGGGTTATTTCAAGTAGAAAAATTCCTTGATAAGATATATATTCTTGGAGAAGATGGTTTAATAAGAGTATTTGGTATGCGTCTTGAAGACCCAAGTTCTCCTCCTCAATTAACTCTCGCACACGGATTCTTACCAGAAGGAAGTTATACTTACAAAATTGTTGCTTATAATGGAAGCCATATACATCCTAAGACAACTTTACCAAGTCCACCTCAAACTATTCAAGTTCAAACATTATTACCACCGATAAATATTCATTTTTCTAATTGTAAAGGAACATTACCAGAAGGACAATATACATATAAAATAACTGCTTTAAGAGATGAAGTTGGTGAAAGTTTACCATCAGAAGCACAGAATTATGATTTAAATGCTGTTGTTAGTCCCAGTATTATACTTGAAAGATTAGAAGGACAGGGTAATATTCCTGCTGAAACTTATACTTATGCGGTTAGTGGAGTTATTGAGTATGAAAATGGGGAAGCAGAGACAGAATACGGACAGACAAATATAACAGTTCAGTCAGGAGACGCTGTTAAAGTTAAAATTGTTGCTACTGATCCATCACAATATACAAAATTTAGAATTTATTGTAAAGCGTCATATCAAAGTTCTTTCTGGCTTATTAAAGAAGTAAATTATACTGAATGGGTAGATACTTACAGTAATAGAGATTATGCTTATAAACAACCTTCAAGTATAAATGATACAAGAGGGATAAAAATAACTTGGGAAATACCAGAACAAGAATGTTTTGGATATAGAGTTTATAAGTTAGTTGATGGAAATTTTAAACTTTTAGAGACAATAACTGATAAAAATCAGAATTATTTTTTTGATGATGGAAGTATAACCCCACACAATATAACACCACCTAATCCCCTTAATACAAGAACAAGAGGGGTAAAAATAGAATGGGAAAGAATTGTTGGAAGTTTAGGTTATCAAGTTTATAGAGATGATAAATTATTAACTTTTACTCTTGACAATTATTTTATAGATAAAGGTTTTGACACTTATGAAAATTCATCTTTACCTACTGTTAATAATAGTGAACCTTATATTGTTTATCTATATGAGACACCGAATAGTTTAAATGTTCCTTTAAATGCTGTTTGTATTAAGTTTTTTAAAGACAGGTTATGGGTTGCTGATAAAAAAAAGGTGTATTTTTCTGATAATTTAGTTTTTAATAGATTTCAACCTGAAAATGTTATTATAATTCCAGGGACAGATGATATAAATTGTCTTGAAGTTATTACCAGAAATGTTTTAACACAGGATGTAGCCAACTTCCTTTTTGTTGGTAAAAATTCTTCCTGTTATGTTATTTCTTTTTCTACTACTGTTGATTACATTACAAGAATAAGTGCAACAATTGGTAGTTTAGGGTTTAATTCTGTATGTAATGTTCCACAGGGACTTGTTTTTGCTGATAGAGAAAATATTTACTTACTTGATACAGGATTAAATTTAATTACAATTGGAGATTTAATTTATCCTGTTTTAAACGGGACTTATTTTGAGAGAGCAAGAAAAATGGATGATTATTCTTTAAAGAGAAACAGAATTATATATTTTAAAGGATGGTTAAGGATGAGTTTTAATACGGTAGAAAGTGAAGATGATTTTATTGAATATTGGTTAGATATGAGGACAAATCAGATGGGGTGGTATGGAGAACAGACAGTTAATATGAGCAATTACTTTATTTTAGGGGATAAATTGTATGGATGTAGAGATAATAAAATTTATGTTTCAGAACCAGAAGAAATGAATTATAAAGACGATACAGAAGATATTGAGGTAGAACTTTGGACTAAATATTATGATTGTGGAAATGAGTATTTACTTAAAATTTTTAAAAGATATGGATTTAATTTTGCTTCTGAAAAAGAGACAAATATTTATGTAGAGTATTTAATAGACCAGGGGAAAGTATGGAGTATTACACCTGATAGTTTTGTTATACCTGCTTCTGTGGTTAGATGGGATGAAGTGACTTGGGATAATGCGAGGTTTTATCTCGGAGAAAGTTTTTGGACACTTGGAAAACATAGTTTTAATACGAAAGCAAGAGGATTTTTTGTAGGTTTTAGAATACGAGAAAAAAGCGATAGTGGCTTATTTTTACATAATGGAATAATTGGGTATTTACCAACAAGGAGGATGTTATGAAAAAAATAATTTTAATTTTAATAGGGCTTTTAGGGTGTTTTCTCTTTGCTAATATAATCAGTAAACCTTATACTTTCTATCCAGGACGGCCTATAAAATCAAGTGAAGTTAATGCTAATTTTGATACTATTTATAATGAGTTTAATGGTAAAATTTCAAGTGAAAACATTAAGGACAACACTATAACTGATACTGATATAAACTTTCTTACAGGTAGTAAATTTCTTAATAATTCCATTTCTGCAGATAAGTTAGTTCAATTCTCTATTAAAGATATACATATTTCACCAAATGCTAATATAAGTAAGACAAAACTTTCAGGATATCCATTTATAGGGTATGTAGATATTTATGAAGGAACTATTTATGATACTCAAATTTCTATAAATGCTAATATTGATGGAGCAAAAATAAAAGATAATTCAATAACAGGTAGTAAAATTCAGGATAATGCGATAACTACGGCAAAAATTTTGAATGGAACTATTTTAGATGAAGATATAAGTATAAATGCTGGTATAAGTTATGCAAAACTTTCAGGAGTAGTGGATA